GTTTGAAAGCTTTATTCATTTCTTCGTTAGACAAAGGCGGTAGTTGATCTTTGAACTTTTGTGCTGAATGATTTTCAGCAGCATAAACTTTATTCATCTTACTATCATTGAATCGTGTCGTACGACCTTTTTCAATAAGATGAACTTTCTTATCATAATAACGATCATATTTCATGATGAGTTCTAATGGCAAATCTGCTTTTATAGCAAGTTTACCACCTTGTCCGTATATCAAAATCTGATGATCTTGAAGGTGCCGAGCAGCGTGTCTCATATTACACTCTCTCCCTTCCGTTTTCGTCCATGATCAATGTGACTCGCTGGTCATACTCCATGAAATCCAATTCCATCGGAACAAAAACCGATACACCTTCATCGTAATTACCAAGAAATGCATCAGACTTTACTTCATAACAAGCATAACCACGATCTTCTGGTATTGATACGATTTTACCTTGAACGAATCTATCCGGGCGATCGGCCATTGGCATAAAATCAAATGCTTTGATCGTTTGACCTACTTTGAAACCACTGAATTTTAAATTTGTATTATCCATAATATAATGTCCTTTTGTTGTTTTGATATATCTATTCTATACTAGTTTTAATAGTATGTAAACAAAAAAATGCACATTTATACATTTAGTGTGCATTTTTTTTCAAAGTGTAACAAAAATGTAACAGTATTAGTGCTTTACCTTTAGTCGATATCCTTGATGAGTTGATCAACATCCTCACCACGATTTGGCAAATGATCTTTCAAAAAGAAGTGTACAAAATGAGATTCTTTCTGTGCCTTAGGTGTCACTGCAGTGTACAATGAATTCCATTTATATTCGAGCTGTTTTGTTTTGATTTTATATTTTTTGACAAAGTAGTTCAATAATGTTTGGTCAGTACTCCATTTCCATGCACCTTTGCCATCAACAAAGTTTTTAAACTCGATTCGTTGAATGAATTCTTTTGGCGATTCGCCATTGAGATATTTTTTGAATGATTGATTTAATACCATCATACCCATATTATAAAACTCAGCGCCATCATGATTCCATTTCCAATCGATTTGATTTAATGATGAATATTGCATTCTTGAATAATTACGAATCTTTGCTTTATATGCTTCTGTGATAGGCATTTGACGTTCTACAACAGCACCAAAATCGTATTCATCTGTGACTTCATCAAAGATGTTTGGTGCAGTGTCACGAATGTATATATCTGAATCAATGATTGCAACTTGGTCATATTGATCCAGATATTCAAATGCGTTTTCTTTTTCAAAGATTGGTAAATAACCAAGACGTGCAACAGCTTCTGTTGACCTATTTGTATTAAATGGATCAACACCAATTCTTAATTTTGGTTGACGAAGAACAATATGATCAATATTATATTTTTTACAATATTGACTGACTGATTTAATACAATGCTCATAGAGTTTTGAAGGTCTTCCAACTGCTACTTGAAATATGAGTCGCTTATTTGTCATGGTTTATGGTGGCTCCAATTTTCTTGTTATATATCACTTGAGCGTATGTATTAATATATATTTGCTTTTTAAAATTAGTTTGATTGGGTTGATTGAGTATATATCCGTCAACATTTTGAATGACTCGTCCAAGATTCTCAATCAGTTGATCAGCACCTTTTGGCGTAATATAATATGCGCTCGCAGCCATTAGACATTTCTTTATATGATGTGATGCAAATGATCGAATGTCATATTGTTCAAGACTAACTGGCAATTGCTGTAATAATTTACAATCGTGTTCGGCTACAATGGCCGGTACGCCTTCCCTACGAATTTTTCTCCATAGATAATAATGACTATACCAACACGCTTTTTCTGTTGGCGTAAAATACTTTGGTTTACGATCTTGTTTTCTTTTGTATATGAAATTAAGTTTGATTGGACATCTTTCTTCGATTGTTTCAGGCGTAATACCATTGAATAATCGAGTGTTCTCATAACCAAAGAGATGCCACGTTGGTTCAATTTCATTCAAATAATATTCAGAAATTGGATTACCGAGAAGTGTGATAATATGAATTGGTATATTTTTATTAAGATACGAGTAAGTCATAAGAGACAAATACCTTATCGTTACCAGCAAAGCCATATGAAGTATAGCCGATCGATGCCATCAAATCGTTATCCCAAGTTTCAAGAACAATGAGCGGTTTATATTTTTGAATTGTCTTCATTGCACCACGAAGAGCATTTGTTTCGTATCCTTCAATATCAAGATGAATCACATCACAAGAATCAAGATTGAGGCTATCGATTGTGACTGCCTTTGCTTTGTATTTTGTTGCCTTTGGATTACGAGTGACGTGAGTTGCGCCAGCGTTGATAATGACATTTCGCATTGGTACTTCTTGGCAATTGTGTGATAGAGCAAAATTATTGATATGTATATTTTTATGTGAACCTGTATTATTTTCTAAGCAATGGAAGTTTGTACTATCAGGTTCGAAGACTATTACGTTATCAAAAAAGTCAGCATAATACTTTGCATAAACCCCGGTCGCTCCGCCAGCTTGTACTATAGTTTTGTTGCCACTCGCCTTTTCGATCACAGTATCTAGCATCTTTGGGCCAAACTTATTTTTATTGCAATGACGCCAAAGATGTACATCCTTTTTTGGCCACAAATATCCGTGATCCCAGAGTTCACTATATCTAATCTCATACATTGCGATAGTCGTCCAAATTAAAGCGGTGGTAAATATTGTCTAACATCACGATAATCATTTAAATTAAATTCTGTACCATGCATATGATATTGAGATCTATCAAAATTAGTATAAACAAGAACTTCAGGATCATCGATCAAAAAGTCACATCCTTTACAATAATCTGGATATTCTCCATTAATATGGTCTTCTCTTAATTGAGTGTATTCTAGACCATTCCATATTTCTTCAATTGTATTTTCAGATGTATGACCTAAGACTGCTTTTTCGTCTTGTCCAAGGACTTGGCAACAAGGTGCAACTGCTCCAGTTTTTCCATCAAGGCCTCCTGCTCTGATAACGACGTCTGGGCTAAAAGGTCTTCCGCACGTCTTGATAGTACCACTTCTTTTTTGTTCATTATCATATACACCACTCCAATTATGCATTTTCCATATTTCTGTTTTAATTCCTGGAACAATCCGATTGATTTCTGCATGCTTTGCTTTATATCGATTGAGTTCTTCTGGATCATTATTATTACAAATAAGATGATACGTTGAAACAATACATTGCGAATCTGAAAGATGAATATATCTTTGCATTTCTTTTATATTATTCCATATAATATCATAAGTACGTTCACTACGATTCATCCATTTACTATATTCTTTTGGTGTTGAACCAATCACAGAGAATCGATAGAAGTCAAGACCAGCATCAACACATTCTTGCATGAATTTTCCACGCATACGTAAACCATTTGAAAAGATAAATGCTTTTGCTCCATATTTCTTTACAATTCGAATATAATCTGGTAAGTTATGAAGAAGTGTTGCTTCACCAGAACCATCAAGATTGACGACTCTTAATCCATGTTGAGCACAATCAGCCACATTCTTTTCAAATTCTTCGAGTCCCATATTTCTCAAGAAGCGTGAATCACGACCTGGATTTGATTGTGGACACATATCACAACTATAATTACATCCACCGGCTATTTCAATTACTGCTCTATCTATTTTCATTTTGTTTCCAATATCATATTCTTATATGCTGTATTTATCATATTTTTAGCAATATCAAGTATTGGTGGAAAATCATCAAGACAAGTCATATCAAATGGTCTTTTAATTGAACGACAAAAAAGAAGTGCGTGTGGTGTATGTAATTTACTAATATTATCTCGTGTAAAAATAATCATTGGCTTCCAAAAATTTTTAGCAACATAATGAAACATTCCTTCATATCCAATTGTAGCTTCACAAGTTGATATATGGTACATCACTTCTCTAATTGAAGTTCGATAATCAATTTGAGCTACACTATATCCTTGTTTTTGTAAAGATTGAACAATATAATTCCAACCATCATTATCAAATATTCTTTTATAATTCTTTGGTATATCAGCATTAAATGTTTGTCTCCACATCACAATTTTATTTTTTACAATTGGAGTATTTACAATTGACGCATTAAATGACCATGCACGATAATCATTATTTTTAATAATACCACGATGGTGTTGATAACGTTGTTTATAAAGACCTTCATTTGTTGAATTGAATATGTGCTTTATTTCAACATCTGCTGGTTGATAATATTTTGCAAAATAATCAAATTTTTCGATAATTGTTTCTGGATCTTCAAAGTGATATTGATAATCTTCATCATGATACCAATGATTCTCAAGAGTGATCTTTTTTTCAAATATAAAAGAACGAAAATGAGCTATATTCAAAGCAGACATACAATCGCCGAGACCAATGGTTCCCTTTGCTTTGATTATATTATGCTTTGAATCATTCCATATCTTTTGAATATCTTTACGATTATCATAATATTTGCGATTGCCAATCGTCAATGAGTTTCTCAATCTTATCAATTTGTGCTTGAATAATTGGACCACGATTCGGCCATTTAATTACAGTCTTTTCTGGATTCTTTTTCAAATTCAGAAGAAGTGGTAATATAAGACTTTGCATCGATTGTATTGTATCAAACGCTTGTGTTTTAATTAATTCTATTTCTGCGGTTGTTGCTTCTTTAACATTTTCAAGTTCAAGTTTTGGTGCTTCAAACTCTTCATCATCAACAAAACAAAAACCGAAATCATTGAGTTCATTAGTCATTTTTAATATATCCTACTGTTTCTCGTTGTATGTCGTTGTGTTGTAAAGGAGGAGCCCAATATAATTCATATGCAATGACATCTGTTAATGCTTCAAATTGATGATAAACTCCTGGCTTTACAGTTGTATAATCTCCAGAATAAAGGATAGTCTCATCAACAAGGTCATAATCATTTTGCCATACTCTTATGAGCAACTTGCCTGATTCAACAAAGAAGCCATTTGTTTTTGCCTCATGTTTATGTTTAGAACAAATGCCACGTTTTTTGATAGTTATTCTATGAAACTCCAAGGCATGATTTTGTTCTATTAACTCAGTGGTACCCCATATTTTTCCAGCAATCATTTATTATAACCTTTAATATTTATGTCTTTCCATTTTTCTAAGTCTTCAGGCGTATTGATTTCTTGGCCATCATAATCTGTTTTTAATAACCTAAAATCTATATCATTAACACACCATCTTAATTGCTCTAACGATTCGATCTGTTCGTGCTCAGTACGATCAAGCTCATTATAGTTTAATAGAGCATCCTTTGTATAGCCGTAGATTCCTAAATGTTGACTGCCATACTCTAGCGGAGCTCTCAAGAACCATATTGCTTTTGCTAATATATTATTGTTATGTATACATTTAACAACGTGAGGATTCTCACGGTCTTCTTGTTTCATTTCAGTATAAAGGCTAAGAACATCTGGTATTTGACCACTAACATTTAATAGGTAAAGATTACTAATATAATTAACGATTTGTTGAATCATATCAGGCCTTATATCAACCATATCACCTTGAACATTAATAATATATCGATATGAATTATAACGATGGCGATACATAAATTCAGCACAACGACTTGTACAATTTTCGTGTTTATTAATAGTCATCATAGTACGACGTTTAGAACCAAGAGATTTAATAATATCAATTGAATCAGTCAAGACATAAGTATCGATACCAGTCGAGGCACAAATATCATATACGTGCTGAATCAAATTTTTACCATTACCAAGATCTTCTAGTGGTTTACCTGGAAATCGTGTTGATCCATAACGAGCTGGAATACAAATAGCAAAAAGAGAATTAATACGGTCTTTCATCAATCAATCCACATAGGCCAAGGAAGTTGACCTTGTAAGTTATTTAATAATGGTTCTACATCTTTTAAATACATCATATTTTGTCCATCACTTGGTGCATTGTCTGGATCTGGGTGTACTTCAAGGAAAAAGTTTTCAACACCGATTGCATGAGCTGCTTTGAATAAACCTGGTGTATATTCTCGATTACCACCTGATGATTGACCATTACCACCAGGTTTTTGTGTTGAATGGGTTACATCAAAGACAAGCGGTGCTTTCACATTCTTAAGCATCCATTGCATACCATTAAAATCTACTACTAAATTATTATATCCAAAACATGTACCACGTTCTGTAATCCAGACTTCGCCACGAGTCTTTGATAAAATATTTGGAACATCGGTTGGTGAAAGGAATTGTCCTTTTTTAATATTTACAATAACACCAATGTCACAAGCTGCTTGGATTAAATCTGTTTGACGGCAAAGGAATGCTGGTATCTGAATAATATCAACAAATCCACAAACTTCTTTTGCTTGCCAAGACTCATGAATGTCTGTACATATCTTAAGATTTGGTATATCTTTTTTCAGCTTCTTGAATTGATGAAGAGTTTCGTGAAGACCAGGACCACGCTTACCATCAATATGACTACGATTTGCCTTATCAAAACTTGCTTTAAAATAATATTCAATTGAATATTTGTCACAAATATCTTTCATGTGTTTTGCAATTTGATATGATAGATCATAGTCTTCTGCCTGACATGGACCTGCTATTAGTCGTCTTATCATTTCTTATACTGTTCCATTCTTACGAAAATTATAAAATTCAATTGCATTTTTTAGTTTATCTATCCAATTATCTCGATGCTCTTTAAATATAATTGGATCTGAATTATCAACATCCATTACAACTACAATATTTGGTATGCCCATTCCAGTACGTTCTTCCCATGCAAGAGAATAAAAGGCACATTGCATAAAATAACCTTCACACCATTCCTTTTTCTTTTCTTTACGACTTGTCTTATAGTCAATAATAGAAGGTACACCATCCCATACACCGACAAGATCTACTCTTCCTGCAATCTTTAAATAATCTGAATAAAGAGGAGCTTCTTGAGAATATACTAATGATAAACTTTGATCAAGAATTGGTTTTATTTTAAGATATGAATTGTAAATATGAGGTAAAGTATCTTTTGATATTTCTTCATTATTGACATATTTTTCAAGTATGTTATGAACAGCAGTACCACGATTAGCTGCTCGAGTTGAGATTTTATTAGCTTCTTCTTCACCAACTCGAGCTCGCCATTTCATTATTGAGTCTTTTGAAAGTTCACCTAGAACAGTTGTGATACTTGGATAATGCTCGCCAGTAGGAGTATAATAACGCCTTCCAATATCGGTAGTTTCACAGCGTAAATCTTTATATCCCAAAGTAACTTTTTCATGTTCAAACATAATCTATCTTTCATTTTAAACTTCTTCTAATCTTCTCATAAGACGTTCAGCACGATTAGTTACTTGACGATACCATAATGAATCGCGACCTTCAATCGCTGCTTGTTTCCAGTCACCAACATTGATTGCTTTATTATAGTTTTTAAATTTACTTAAGCGTGTAAGACCCATATTAAACATTTGATTTGCTAATATAAGTTGTACTTCTTCTGGAAACGTATAAAAAGAATCATAAAGAATTGTACAATCAGATAATACACTTTGACAATCTTTTTCAAATGCTTCTGCAACTCGCTCTTCAGAAACAGGAGTACCTTCGTCTTGACCATACTCAGGATCTGATTTAAGAATCAAATGACCTATTCCAAATGTTGGATAGTCAAGATGATCTTTATAAACTTTATACACAACACCTTCGTCAGTTTCAAGGTCTTTTTGTAATTTTTTAAGGTCCATTTATTTATCTCCTGTGATAGACATATTTTTGGCTGGACGGCCACGTTTCTTTTTCATATTTTTTAATAAATCTTTAAATCCATCTGGCGTTCTTGAGTGTAAACTTTTTACACCAGACACAATATGTATACTTGTTATTTGTTGTTGATATTCACCAGTTTCAAGTAGAGCTTCACGTTCAGCAAAACTCAGATGCATATCAGATATTTCACCAGTTTTCAGGTTTTTCATTGAATAGAGAGGCATTGTATTTCCTTACTAATATGATTTATTTATATACAAACCATTCTGGCACTGGACGTTTGGACCATACCATCTTAAAACGATCTTGTTTTGTTTGATAAAAAGCTCTATAAGCTTTAACAGGATCTTTAAGTGCTATACATTCTGGATTAGACTTCATTGCAAGTGGTTGCGGAGTCAGATCACCAAATGAAATATTACTTGGCAATTCTTTCAATGCTTTACGAAGCAATCTATCAGTCGAATGGACTTTACCATAACGATACTTATATTCATCACAAAGAGCTACAAAGTGAACCCAATGCCAGTTATAATTGTTATTTGATTGTGCGGTCCATATAGTACAAGGATGATGCATATGCACAGCTTTATATAATATATCTTCACGAGCATCAGGTAGAATCCAATACTTTGACATAGTCTTACCAGACTTTGAAGGTCGACGTTCTTCAATGCCATCCAACATACGATGAACAGTCGAAAGCATTTGTGCACTTTCGACTATCATTTTTGGAACGTGTTTATTACATTGCAATTGAGCTGCAATTATTGGATCTTTATCAAGTATAAAAATATTCATTATATATCTCTTAAGGATTAATCAGGCAATAATCCAGGAAATGCTTCTTTTACTACTTCTTTACTAATTCCCTTTGGAGTATTTTTGTTTACCATATCAATAAGAAGTTCTGCATCTTTTGGGTGTACACCTTCAAGCAATTCAATAAATTTTTGTTCTCTTTTCATTTTTGCCATACGATCACATGCAGGTATACCTTTTACAAGATATTGTAATTCCTTATTTTTTCGCATTAAATTTGTAGGAGCAGTATGCTCACCCGCGGGTGTATACGGGGGTTTACCCTCAGGTAATGCAAATTGTACACGATCATCATAAAAGCAACGTAGATAATCACGTATTTGAACACAATCGTTATATTTAAGTATTTCTACTTTATCTGATTTAAGACGACCTTTTGATGCAGCCTCAAATATTTCATGAACTAAACTATATTTTTTTAATTTCATTGTATAAAATCCGTTATATTTTCTAATAAGTTACGACAGTTATGTTGTATAAAATATGGCATCACTTTACAACGATTAAGATGTTGAGAACCATATTGTAAATCATATTGTTTAATTATATATTCTTTTAATTCAATTGGACATTCTGATAGATCAATCATTTTTTTATTACGAATATAATTACGATATTGATCATCAGTCATTACATCACGAACATCTTTTGCTGAAATAAAAGTTTCAATTAGTTTTTTTCTTAAAGGAGTTTGCCGTACACTTTCTTGAACAAAAACATCATCAGGCGATAATATATTTGGAACTCCATCAGAACCATCTCCTTTTAATATTTGTGTTTTTAAAACAGCGTGTGGGTCATCAACTTTGATAAGCTTTTTTGTAATTGGAGAATATTGATCAACATTTGAATATTTTTGTAATTGTGCAAAGTCTTTGTCACCAGAAATAATCATAACTTTTTCGTAATTACCAAACTCTTGTGTGTATTCAACAAGAGAATTAATAATATCATCAGCTTCCATACCTTCTTTACGAAGAACTACATATGGAAATGATGTTTTAATTTCATCAACAATTTTATTTAATATTTCATATATGCGAGTCCAATCTAGATCTGAATCTTTACGACCTTGACTACGTGCATACTTATATTCTGGATATATGTCTTTACGCCAATTACCTCCGGCATCACAAGCAAGAACAATTTCGCCATAATCGCGACCATACTTTTTACGATACATACGTATGGAATTGAGAACCATATGGCGAAAGAGATCTTCGTCAGGTTGTAACTTTTGGATTGCAATATTTGATATAGAAATTGCTGAATAATCAATGATAATCATCTATTAATATTCCTTTATTTTAAGCAGTCCATCCCACATAAAGAATAGACCAACAAAGCAACCAAAAAAATCTAAATAATTATCTGGATATGAATAGAAGAATTCAAAAAAGCAGAAGCCATAAATTATTATTCCGATCAAAAATTCAAATTTATCAATTTCTCTTGCTTTCAAAAAGCTATTCATAAATTTTTTCATATTATATTCCTTTTTCAATTATTAATATATCCATTATATATCATTCAAACCTATTTGTAAATAGATTTATCGACGCATTTTTGCAAACTCTTCAGCTTGCTTTGTTCCACGCATCACTGGAACAAGATTTGATTTGTGCATAGTAGCAATGCCGACAATGAGATCGCCAGTATACGTATTCTTTTCTTTTGCTGCACCCATACCACCGATTTGATCACCATGCGATTTGGCAATATGCTTTGTTTGATCAAACCTTTCTGTAATTATTTGACGTTTACGTTTTGCTTCTTCTGGCCTATATTTACCTTGAGTATATAAAACAAAATCATCAAACTTTTTAATTACCTTTGAATGCAATCGTGATTGCTTCATTAGTTTATTATATTTTTTCCACTCAATGCGAAGCGCCGCAAGACGATCTTGCGGAACTTTGCCATTTTTTGGTTTACGCGAGTCTATATTATAAAGACCCTTGACGAGATGCATATTACCCATTAGAAGTTATAATCATAAAATTTGCGAGGTTGATCAGCCATACGCATACGCTGTCCATTTCTTATTTGCCATTGACCTTTTGCTTTTGACCAACGAGCGCGATAAGTTGGATTTTTAGGATTTGAAGTGATTATCCACTCGCCACCGTTATTTACAACGTGACCTACAAATCCACCTTCACGAATATCCATTTTCCAGTTTGGATCAAGTTCAGCATCCATTTCACGGACAACAACTGTTTGATCAGAAATAACTTCAACCACTTCGTATGGCGTTACGTCTGAATAACCATGATAATTAATATATGATTTTATCTTTTTGGCTTCAGCAATACGATCCAGACGTTCTTGTTCAATTTGCTCTCTAATGTTTTTTAATTCGGTATTCATAATATAGTGTCCTTTTGTTGTTTTGATAGATTCATTATATTATATTATTTAGATGTTGTAAACAAAAAAATGCACATCGTATGCACTTTTTTTAATTTTTATAAAAACTGTAACATTTTTGTTACAGTTCAGTTTTGAGCGTCTTTGGATCTAGAGTTGTAACAGATCGATGATTTATACGGCAACCTATAATACCATTATAATATTCGTCTGATATCAAAGCGTGAGTGATCATTTGGTACCAAAGTTCTACATATGACATTTCGCCTTTTGTTTTACAGAGATGAATTATTTCTCGATGAAATACTTCTGGGCCATGTTCTAGTAATAATTGATTGACTTTATCTGACGAGCCATAATAATCTTGCCAATCAGATTCTTTAAGGATTTTTCTTTTACGTTTGAATCCTTTAAGAGGTTGTTTTGTAATTTTACTAATAAAATTCTTTTTACCAATATATTTTTTATTATTATCAGCAATATTTGTAATTACATATACAAACCCTTGATAATCTTTAATCATATCTGAAGTAAAAGGCTTATTTTTATAAAACCAGGTCATCTTGAGTCATTTCTTATAATAATATTATAATTATATATTGATTTTTGTAACATTATTATATATATAAAAATATTTTTGTAATATTATTATAAGAAAATCTATATGGGTTCTCAGATGATGTTAATTGTATAGATATATAACATTAAATGCTCTTGATCACACAGGGGCCCAATAAAGAGATTCTTCTGTATCAAGATCATCAAGCAATTCAGCAGAAATTAATGAGTTGCACATACAACAATTTTCAGGTGTTAAACCATCTTCATTGTCGTTATCTTCTACTATTACGATATATGTTGATAAACATTCATCGCATTCAATAATATATTTACTCATAAGCGCTTTCCCATTTTCCTGTTAAACCAGCTACTTCATATTCAGTAACTCTTCCTTCAAAAAAGTTTGTAAAATCTGCACCATTTAGAATCCATTCTAGCCATGGTAAAGGATTTTCTTTTACTTTAAAATTTGGTTTTAGGCCAAGTTGTATTAATCTTCGATCAGTAATATATCTTATATATTTTTTTACTTCATCAGAAGTAAGACCTTCAATTTCACCCATCTTATATGCTAAGCTAATAAATTTATCTTCAAGTTTTACTGCAGTACGAGACATTTCATAAATTTCTGCTTTGAACTCATCATTGACAATACGTGGATTTTCTAAACAAAGCGTTTTGAAAATACGAGCATTTCCTTCAACATGCATTGTTTCATCACGTATTGACCATTCAACAACTTTACCCATTCCTTTCATTTTGCCAAAACGTTGGAAATTAAGTAACATTACAAATGAAGCAAAGAGTGCAACACCTTCATTGAAAACAGATCGTGCCATTGAAAGGGCAAGACCACGAATTGAATTAACATCATTATCAATCATAAATTCGAGTTTTTCAACCATCTCTTTATATTCAAGAAATGCATGGTATTCTGAATCTGATAATCCAAGAGTTTCATTTAGAAGTGCGTATGCTCTTTGATGTACACCTTCACGACAAGCAAAAGATCCAAGCATATTACGTATTTCATTATTTTTTAATCTTGGAATATAGTAGTCATAATAGTTTTGACCAACAGCTACATCTGATTGAGTAAATAATCGTAAGATATTTGTAATATAATCTTTTTCAACAGGAGTGAGTTTACCAGTTTTCCAATCACTCATATCTTCAGACAAATCAACTTCATCCTCAACCCAATGGATTGCTTCATGTTTTCGAGTAAGTTCAACAGCCCAAGGATAATAAAACGGTTTATATGTTTCAGAGAATTGCATCATTCCACCAGATTCTTTTTTAATCAATGAATCTGATATTTCCATAAATTGATCATATGTACCAATTAATTTATCATTAATAAAAATTTGCGGAACAGAACGAGCACCAGGAATTTTTTGATATAAAGCAGCCCTTTCCTCATTTGTCTCAAGCTTATGCTCAATATATGAATAACCATGAGATTTAAACCATTGTTTTGCTTTTTCACAAAATGGGCAATCACTTTTTGAATAGATTTCTACTTTCATTTTATTATCCTTGACAGTTCACACAATCGTCTTGTTTTTCTAAATTTTCCGATTGATAATCTTGTAGTGCATCTCTCTTTACTTTTAATGAAACATTTTCAGCTCTTGAACCAGCTTCTGTACGAAGATAATAAAGACCTTTACATCCATTTTTCCAAGCATTAAAATGGACTTCATGAAGATATTTACGATTTGCACCAGCAGCAAAAAAAATATTTAATGATTGAGATTGACATAAATATTCTTGTCTTACACCAGCTTGTAATACAACATTATTTTGATTAATTTCACTTGCAGTTTTATATACTTCTTTTGTATGGTCGTCAAGAAAATCAAGATGTTGAACAGAACCATTTGTAGTAATAATTGAACTCCATACTTTTTCTGTATTCATACCAAGTTTTTCAAGATGATTTTCAAGATTTTTATTTTTAATGAGATGAGATCCTACTCTTGTGCGATGCGTATAAGCATTTGCTTTAAGTGGTTCAATACTCGGACTTGTACCAATAATGATACTTGAATTTGCGTTTGGTGCAATTGCAAGAAGATGGGCATTGCGTTTACCTGAACCAACCATATCTGGAGCTTCACCACGTTCTTTACCAAGAATATATGTTTGCTTTAATGCTTCTTCTTTAATATGTTTAAATATTTCAATATTTTTATTTAATGCTTCTTCTGATTCAAATGCTATATTTTTTGATTGCAAATATGAATGATAACCCATTGCACCAAGACCAAGTGAACGTTCACGATAAGCAGAATACTTTGCTTTTGATAAAGTATCTGGACAATATTTAATAAAATATTCGAGCACATTATCAAGAAAACGAATAAGGTCTTGGATCATATTTGTTTTAGACCATTTATCATATTGTTCAATATTTACTGATGACAGACAACAAACGGCTGTTCTTTCATTATTTGTAGCAAGTTCTATCTCAGAACAAAGATTTGAACCATGAAGAGTTAACCCTAAATCTTTTTGTTCTTGAGGTAATGCACGAATTGCAGTATCAATAAAATGAATATAAGGTTCACCAGTACGATATCTTGCCTCAAGTAATTGTTCCCATAATTTACGTGCAGATAATGTTTCTGTAATTTCTTTTGTATGCGGGTCAATTAAATCCCAAGTACCATTTGCTTCAACTGCATGCATAAACAAATCTGTAATATTGACGCCATGATGTAGATTAAGATTTTTTCGATTAATATCACCTTGAGGTATTCTCATTTGGATAAACTCAACAATATCAGGATGTGATATATCTAAATAAGCCGCATAGGAACCTTTACGTGTACGACCTTGTTTATATGCAGTCATATCAGCATCTACTGTATGTATAAAAGGAATTGGGCCAGGAGCTTTATCTGAATTTGAACGAATTGAAGACCAATGACCTCCAACTCCTCCACCTTTTACAGATAGCCATCGTAATTCTGTTGTATGGTCAATAAGTCCTTCAAGAGTATCATCAACATATGTCAAGAAACAAGAAATTGGAAGAGCTCTTGGTTTTTCACCTTGTTTTGGAGCATTACTTAGTACAGGAGAAGAAAACATGAACCAACCTTTTGAGGCATAGTCATATATTCTTTGGGCAAATTCATCGTCGCCATTTGAATAGCATTGAGCAGCACGAGCAAAAGCCTCTTGTGGTGATGACTCATCAGGAAGACAATAATAATCTTTAATTAATGTTTGTGCTTGTTCAGAAAGATGTTTATCTCGCTTGAATGCTATTTTTACCAATACTTTTCTCCTTCTATATTTGATGTAATTATATATAATACAACGAACTTATAAAAAAGTATATAGAAATTTAAAATTTTATTTTTCTAGAGTAGTAGGAGTTTCGTCTTTTGGTTTTACTGAATCTTCATAATACACAATTATGCTTTTTTGTTGATTGATATATCTTCTAAGATCTGCAACATTAAGAGAAAGATTTTCATAACTTGGAATTGACATTGCAACAATAACAAATTCGCCATTTCCACCTTTAAAACGTTCAATAAACTCTTCAAGATTTTCTTCAGTGACAACATAAAATTCAACGGGATTCAATACAATTGGCTTAGGTCTATTCATAATAGGCACATTCTGTTTTTGTATCACAGTTTTAGTGACTATTGTTTCAATAGGCTTTGGTGATTTAAATATGCTACATCCACTAATTATTAGGGATAGCAGTATCAGATTCAATATCTTTAAAAACTTGGGCAGTTCCATCGTTTATTCTTTTTTCTATTTGAGCAGGTTTTCTCAACGCTAATAGAGTCAAATTATGCTTATTTAGTTTTCTACGAAGTTCATCAAGATATTGTTCATTTTCTGTCATCGATGTTTGAAGATTTGATAGTAGTTCTTGATTTTTTTCTTGATCTTCTATTTGTTGTTTAATTGTTGCTTCTTGTGTTTCAGTAATTGATTTGAGAGTAGCGATATTTGCGGCAGCGGCTTCAAGTCTTGCTTGAGTATCTTTGTAATAAAAATATCCGCCGCCGCAAAATCCACTAATCAATATAATAAGAATAATATAAGGCATATTATTTTATTTTGCTTTTTCTTCTTTGTAAAGTGTCCATGCACCATATACAATTGCTGCATAAGCTGCTATTTTAGTAAATGGACCAGCTATGATAATTGCAACGCCAACTCCAATTAGAGCAACACCATCGTATGATGTTCTTTCTTTTAGACGGTTTTTTACCCAATTGTATGCTGTTTTAATCATCTATTTTTTCCTTTGTAATTATTGATACTAATTTTGCTTCACCAGATACTTGATTTCTCAATATAACTTCATGGTTTCTATTTGATTTTATATATTCAAATATCTGGCGTTCGTATTCTTCAAACGTAGATAGATATTTTGCCCAACGTTCATATTTCATTTTACCTGGAGCAAGTCTTTTAAAGATATGATCAGGAACATCAAAAACTTTTCTTTTCTTTTTTGGATTAACTGGAACAATACCATCATCACCAGCACCGGCAACTGAAGTAGTTCCTGTAAATTCTTTAAATCTATCAACCATAACAATAAGCCTTTTAATAAAATTATCTAATATATTATTTATATATTTATCTTTTTATAAATGATGTCTGATTTATTTATTCTTCCAATACGTTTATATTGATGTATATCTTCCATATATTTTGTTAATAAATCTGGTTTATATGATTCAACTATTACTATTGGTGAATTATATATCAATGTGTTTTTCATTCCATCAAGGATTTGTAATTCATATCCTTCTACATCTATTTTAATTGCATCAACATTTTTAAAATAAAGAGAATCAATTGGTAGAATTTTTACTTTTGAAATTTTATTTGGTTTCCATTTTTTATTAAGAAAATGTGGTTTAAATTGTGAATTTAATATTGAACCAACATTTCGATATTTATTATTATATGCAAGTTGAACATAATCATATCGTGATCCACAACCAAAATCATATACATATGAATTTTTATAATCTTGCATATTCATAAGTAAAGCTTGTCTTGATTCTTCATTAATTTCAAATGAATGTACTTCTTCAAAATCGTTAATAGCACCTCTTGAAATAGCCCCAAATGCTGCACCAATGTCAAGAAAAACTCTTTTTGATTTACAAAGTTTTTTAAAAGCTTCTAATATTGGTCGATTAAATCTTTCAAGACCATAAAGCATTTTTTCTTCTGACTTTGTAGAAATGCCATGACAATCATCATCAGGTAAATACCAATTATTTGATAGACTTTTCATTTGTGATATTTACTTTTTTAAAATATTTTTTATCTAATTCATAATCTTTTCGAAGAAAATGTATTATTTTTTCTATACCTTCTTCAGCAATATTAAA